TTGAACCAAGCGCATAAGTGCCAACAGCAATATTATAATTTCCGCTTAAGGAACCACTTGCTAAAGCAGATGCTCCAAGCGCAACATTTCGTGATATAGCATTAGCACCTTTACCGACAGTCAGACCGGAGATGGTTGCATCGTTGGTGACGGTGAGTCCAAGAGCGGCAAGAACAGAGCCGTTCCAAGTCAGGTTGGCCGAGCCAGCCAGCACGCCATTGTTGTTGAACTGGACTTGCGTATTCGACCCGCCAGCGGCGGCGGTCGAGGCAATCTTCACATAGTCCGAGCCGTTCCATGCAATATGAGCCTTTTCACCAGCGATCAATGTCACGCCAGTGGTCGGGCCTGAGCCAACAATCTTCACGCTCTGGTTGGTGGACGTTGCATTGATCACAATGTACTGACGGCTCGATGCGGGAACCGTGATGGTCAAAGTGCTCGCAGGGCTACCCGTACAGTTGATGATCTGATACTGAGCGGAGCCAGTTGCACCTGAGCCAACCTGAGCAAGGTTGCTACCTGCGCTTGAACCATTGGTGATGGATAGCGTGACCGCAGTCTGCGTTCCGCTGATGGTTTGTGCGCCCGCAATCGCAGCGTCCAGATAGTCTGTCAACCCCTTGTTTACATCGTCGCCCCAAGTACCAGATTCGGTTCCAGTGACCGGTTCAACAAGACCCAACAGGGTGGTGTAATTCAGTGCCATTTAAAAACTCCTATGTTGAAATCAGATTCCAGTCCGTTGTCTCGGAATCATCAATCAGGCCCCACGTCGGGCTTTGGGCATTGTTGATATTCTGCCAGTTTGCAGCCTCGCTGTCATCAATCAAACTCCAGTAGAACACACCAACGTCGCCAACTTTGCCCATGGCCTGACAACCTGTGATCGCCACAAGCCTTTGGCCCATGGAAACGCTGCCCACAGCCCCTGTGGCCGAGACAGATGTGATTGCTTGTGTTTTGACTGGGGCCACAGAACCCACGGCCGCAGAGGCCGCATTGCCCGTCAAGGCAATCGTCAAACTGTTTGTAACAGAGCCAACTGTTCCAGAGGCTTCAACTCCATCAACGATGATCTTTCTGACCACCGTACCCACAGAACCGCTGGCCGCGACTCCAGACAGGGCAACCGTGATGTTGCTCGTTACTGTTCCAACGTTCCCACTGGCTTGGTTGCCTGTCAGAGCATCTGTTAGGGTTACCCCTAATGTACCTACATTTTCCGTAGCGGAAACGCCTGTAATTGCAATCTGACGTTCGGCAACCGTGACGGTGCCTACAGCGCCTGCGGCTTGAACCCCACTGATGGACGTGGTGGACGTAACTCCCGTTGTGCCTAATGCGCCATTAGCCTGTACGCCCAATGCGGACTCAATGTCCGTAGCGGAAACGTTTCCAGAATAGGCAGAAGCGACAACACCAGATATGGAGGTTGTAATACCGCCATTGGTAACCGTGCCCGCAAAGCCAGAGGCTTGATTACCTGATACCGCAACTGATGCGGATGACGTTACAGAACCAACAAAACCGGAAGCCGCTACGCCCGATAAGGCAATAGTGATATTTACACTGGCGCTACCTGTGTTACCAGACGCGGAAACACCAGACAGGTTGCTGGTATTTAAGCCGCCCCAGTCACCTGTGCCCCAGTATTGATTGCCCCATCCGGTGGCCATGGCTCATCAGGTCGTAGCCAAGCGCAACAAAGCAGACGAGGTGTTGTTGGTGGGCATCGTTAAAGTAAACGTACCTGCCGTCACAGTCTGAGAACCAAACGTGTGGACACTGACCGCCTTGTTGGACTGAGTCGAGTTGTAGATCAACACAGTGTCAAATGCAGTCGTGATGGTCACGTTGGTGTAAGTGAACGATGCCGAAGGCGTCCAGTAGGCCACGCCCGCCGTTGAAGACGAGTTGGTTGCCGTGGGGGCAGTGGCGTTTGTTACCGAAATGCCACCTGCGGAATAGTTGGTACCCGACACCTCACCAGTAGCCGAGTAGGCCGTGGTGGACGCATTGAGCGTTGCCGTGGTGTAGTACAGAGCCGCTTTAAACGTATCCGCCGCAGTGGATGCGCGGGTTGGTGCGGTTCCAAAGTTGTGCGTTGCTGTGAGCAGTTCGCCCATGAACGAGGTGCACATTGATTGCGTGTTGGCCATGATTGACTCCTTTAAACAATTGCTGCTGCGACGCCACCAATTGGAGGCATCTTTTTCAAACGAACGTGGACAGACCTATGCACCAGCTCGCCGTCAAGCCAATACTCAACCCAAGTTGTGTGTTCGTTTTCATCGTCGACTACCCCTTCCTTTTTTTCAAGAAGGGCGTCGTCCATTTCGCCTTTGGTGGTATTGATGAGTGCCATGTCAGGTCAACCTTATAAGTGCTGAGGTGCTGGTGTTTTGAGGCATCTGCACGGTGAACGTGCCCGATGATGTTTTGTTTGAACCAAAGTCCAAAACGCAAACCGCCGGGTTTCCGCCGCCAGATTGATAGATCAATGCACCGCGAGCGGTGATTGAACCAGTCCATGAAGGCGAAGAAAAATTGACGTAGGTAATACCTGCTGTAGATGTGTTGTCCGTGCCAACGGTCGCCGTGACTATCTGCCCACCAGCAACATAGTTGCCCCCAGTGGTTTCACCATTTGACGTGTAAGCAGCCGTTGAGGCGTCAAGCGTTGCAGCGTTGGTGTACAACGCCATGTAGAACGTACCCGTAGCAAAATTGATCGAGCCGTTGGCCAAACCAGACTTTAACGAGTTGCAGGAATAGTTGCCGGTGAACGCCATCAAACCACCCCATTATTTTGCGGGAGGTTTGGCATACGGAACTGTCCCGATCTATACGCATCGCTGCGCTCCAGCCCATCACCCAGACGTTTGGCCAGCTGCAATGCTTCCATATATTTCTGGTTGTACAGTGCCGTGAGGTCTTGCTCACCCTTCATGAACGTATTGGCTTCAACAATCGTGCCGTACAACAACACAGTATCAAAGTTGTCGCCTAACCATGTCGTGCCACCCGGGTTGTTCACGGTGTCAGCAATAGAGACAGGGTAATAGTAGTAATGCAATTCCACCGTGTAGTTGGCATCAGGTGTTGGGCCAAGAATGAATGTCAACTCGTTAGTGATGGTTGACCCAGCAGTAGTCGGGCCAAACAAAGCATAGTACTTAGGCAACCCAGTGCTTGTTGGTTGCGGGTACGCCTCGCGCATGAAGTTCACATCTTTGTTGAGCAGGTACGTGTAATTGCCCAACGCATCGACTACCGCTAAAGAATATGACGACAGGAAATCACTTGGTGTTGACAAGTATTTATTGTTGGCTTGAACTACGCCTGTCACATTCTTACGAATGGACGGGAACTGAACAGAGTTGTATATGCGTTGCTCTGCCTGCTGGATGAACGTATTGATCTGCGTGGTTGCATTGACCGACGTTCCATCAGCAAGGTACACATCTGGAAATTGGTTTTCCAGATATGTTTGAACATTTGCCAACAACTGCTGATAGTTCATGCCATCGGGCCCCTAGACTTGATGCCTTTGATAGCCGCGCCATGACCACGCATGGTGATGCCATCAGTCTTGGTTGCGCCAGCAGTGCCTTTGCTGATGCCAGCAATTGAAGGATTGGAGCGATCAAGCCAACTTGCACCGGTCTCATAAGCAGAGTCACGGTCAATGTCAGCTTGTAACGCGCCGTTTTTCATGTACGACTCAGCGGGCAAATTATCCCGATTAGCGCCGTGATGAATAGCTGGGCTATTCTTAGTACTTGGGGGTACGAGCTTGGCCATATTAGCCTCCGCGTTGGTTACGTGCGCGAGCCATGTTGCGGCCCATCTTGCGCATATCCATGCCAGTAGGTCCACCCTTCTTGAGCTTGGACAGATTCGTTTTCTTGCCCGGGTGTTCCTGTTTATCGTGCATCGCAAAAGCTTTTTTGATCAGCTTTTTATCTGCGGCTTCGTCAGCCTTGTCATGTTTTTCTGCCATGTTCAACTCCTTACGTTGTGGCTACCGTTACTGTACCCAAATTTACTTGCAAAACCAAGTTGTTTGGGGTCAATCCTGCGTCATTTAAACTTGAGCCCCCAACAGGCGCCCAACCCCATTGAAAGATGCGACTGCCGCCTTCATTGGTGCCGTATCCAGATTGGGTTACCCCGCCATTTGCGTTGGTCTGCAACCCATTTGGGCCGGACACCCTATAGCTTCGATCTGGCCTTGGATTTCTCACCCCTTGCGGGTCATCAACCGGGAACTCACCAAGGTGCAATTGGGGGTGATCTGGGTCCCAACATTCAGGACAAACCAATAGCTCATAGTTACGACCCTTGATCACCTCGCGCTTCAACTGGGTCAGTTTAAACCGCTGATCACAACGGTCGCACTGGGCAATTGAATTTTTACCGCTGGCAAACCGGTTGCCCATTAGTATGTGCTCCCGATGAACTGTTGGCGGGGCACAAACCGCACAGCGGCTTTTTCACGATCCTCATCTGCGGCCATTTGCCATGCCTCGTCGTACTGCTGCTTGAGCACGACCAGACGATCCATGCCGTTGGGAACTTTCATGGCGACAAAATAGGCCAAGCCAGCTGCCATACAGGGGATAAACCGGAAAGGCACATCCATGACGTTTGCACCAGAACCAGCGTCTTGTGTGCGGCGCATTCTCCAGTACACAAACTGGTACGGCTGGGAGTTATCAGGTGTGGGCCACAATGTCACAGCTGGTAGCTGCTGCCAATAAACTGTTGCCCCAGAAGTATGGCTTGCAGCAGTTGTGTTGTCTTGGCCACGGAAACAGTTGTATAGGGTATTCCCTGATATGTATCCGTAGACGATGATCTCGTTGTCAATCTGAATGAAACCTGTGGAAGGCAATCCAACCACGGAACTCAAGGTGATTTGGGTATCTGACGCTGTGATGTTACCGCTTAAAGTCAGTCCAGTCGGGGTTTGTTGGGCGTTGTAACGTTGCACCCAAACCTGAATTGGACGGGCCTGCTGAAGTTTGTTAGGTAGAGTTGCGTACGTAGAAACACTAATACGAGTGATGGTCAGGTCGGCCTGAGTTGCCGCCACGTTGGCACCGGTGCGGATCACATGTTCTAAAAGATCCACAGTGTCATTAGGCAGAGCATAGGTGTTCTGGCCAGCAACCAGATTGATGGTGCCTTGCTCAAACGTCCACATGTTGACGCCACGGTTTGCCCAATCGGCAAACATGATGTTGAGGCTGCGTCGTGCGGTACGCAAGTCATAGCCAGTACGCAACTCTGAACCGGCGCGTTCAAACGCCTCCTCGACCAGCTCAGGCAGGTCAAGGTTGAATGTTGTGATGCCGGATGTGGTTGACATGGCCCATCTCCACTTTTAGCCGTTATTTTCCCCGGGCGGTTTTTGCTGATTGAACAAATGCTTGATTTGTTGGAGCACCTTTTGAACCCGGCTTACGCATGCGTTCACCAGAGCCAGCAGCGATTCTTTTACGCTTTGCATTGATATTGGCATACAAACCTACCTTTCCGCCTTCGGCGTATTCAGTGAAATCAGTGTTGTCACGGCGGGGTTTCACCACGCCTTTCGGCATTTTTGAAGGGGCGATTGCACCCATACCGCGACTTGCTCTCACTTTTTACCTTTCATGTAGCCACCGCCACACATGACCAAAGTACCTCTGGTTTTGCCACGTTGAGCAATCCCGTCGGCGCGTTTGGAAGCGGAACCACCCTTGGAGTACTTTTCAGGCGTAGGCATGATCTTTTCGTACTCTCTGGTGGCTGCTTCTTGCGCAGATTGGTCTTTAGCCTCTTGAACATCACGCGCTCTGCGTTCACGCTCTGCGGGGGTCACAACGTCGTCAAGCGTCATTTCCGGACGCCGTGGTTTGTACCGCTTTGCGGCTTCAGGTGTCATGGGCATGGTGGCCTCCTAAATCAGCACTTGCCGCCTTTTTTCATACCGGTCGTGGAACCAGCCATCTTGGGCATGCGAGCCTTGGTGTGGCCCTTCAATTGGATGCTGTGCTCACCGTGGGCACGCTTGCCGCCAGCTTTGACTTTGCCCATTTTTTCCATGGTCAGACCATGTTTTTCCTTGGACTTGTTGGACATTGTGGTGTCGTCTTTCTTTGCCATGACATGGCCTCCTTTTGCAAAAAGTGATGATTTTCCGTGCTGAGTTTTTGGCTGATTAACAGTCTGGCGGTCAGCACGGGTTTCGGGGCCACCAGAACCAAATTTTTTACCTTTGTCCGCTTTCATGAACTCTACGCCCACAGACTGCGGAACCCCCACACGCTTGGCAGCGGCGGGGTCGTTGGCCACCATGGCCATCAAATTGTGTTGAGCTTTAGATTTGCTTGGCATATCAACAGTTCCATGCACGCAAAGATTTGTTAATCCTCGAATCGGGGTCTTTCTTGGCTTTCTCGCCGGTGAGCTTGGATTTCATCCCTTCCATACGAGCGCAGAAGGAAGCACGGCGGCCTTCGTCCTTCTTCGTCTTTGGATGGGGAGCAGGGGGCTTCAAATTCATCCCCTGTGCCTTGGCAGAGGCGCGACCTTTGGCGTTCAAGCCGCCTTTGGGGTTCTTGCCTTCTTTCCTTGTCCATGCTGCTGACTTAGCCATTTGCTACCTTTAATTTCTTTTGGCGCTCGTTATCCAACAAAGGAAGGAGCACATCGTCCATGAAATTACGGGTGAACTCTTCAGTGCCTACATGAGGCAAACTGATTTCTACATCCACCCAGCATTTGAACCCAGCCTGTGTTGCACGGTCGCAAAACAGGTAATCCTCACCCACATACTTGCCATCTTTAATTGCAAAGTCAAAGACAGCTGATACTGTCCCATTGCCTTCTCTGTTTTCAACATTCCACTCTGGGTGGAGCGCAATGAGCTTTTGAATCACATGACGCTTGATCAGCATAAACCCAGTACCCACACGCTTGACACGCAGCAGGGGGCCGTCAAACACCAACGAGTCGGTGTCATCACGATACAGATCAAGGAAGAAATTTTTGTCGCTGGCTCGGCGCGGATACATGCCAGCCAGAATGTCTCGGCCTTCACTTTGAGCCAAGAGGCGCATCACATCATCAGGCTCAACAATGACATCGGCGTCAATGAAGAGCAATTCTTCAGCGTCGGTCTTTAGAAACTCGTTGACCAAAGCGTTGCGGGCCATAGTGATGATGGAGCACCCAGACATGTGGCTCAAATGAAATGAAACCCCATGCCCAAGCGCAATAGGCATCAGCTTGGCCAGCGAAAACGCAGTCTTGATGTTGAGCTTCCCGTCATAAGCAGGAATCCCAATAAAGACTTTGCGTCCGCTTAGGTCAACTTGTTTCTCAGCCATAGAACACCGTAAACCCTGTTTGGTTTGACAACTGGGCGTAGATGCCGTTGAGTACCAACATGCCTTCACCCGGCAGAGTAAAGAACATGGTCTGCGGCACACCAGAAGTAGTCAACGCTGCCGTATCAAACGACGTTAGCCAACGGGTCCCCTCTGTGCCTGCCGCACCAGCGGTAATGCTTCCAGAGTTGATGTCAGTGACGGTATAGGTGTTTGCGGTCAAAACGGTAACTTGGTAGTTGCCGTTGGTTGCCGTGCCACCAGTACCAGCCGCAAAGGTCAGACCAATCCAGTTACCCGTGCTCAACCCATGAGAGTTGTGGGTGATGGTAACGGTTGTGCCTGAGCGACCATAGGTCACGCTGACAGGGGCTGTCGTGGTGTCCCAAACGTTTACCGTACCAGCAGTGGAGCTGGCAACGGATTGGATTCCGCGCAGACGAGTACGTCCAACAGTCATTTGCCCGCTTGCATTCAAGTGCGCGGATAGAACATCGGTTTGCATCATGATTGATTGCTCCTTAAAAGCGGGGGCCGAAGCCCCCTATCAATCAGTCGAAGTTACCGTAGGGGTAAGTCGTGCTGTTGCCGATGTTGGGATCAGGCTGGGTGTAGCGCACGCAGCAGGTGAAAGTACCTGCGGTCAACGTGGGCAACGTGGTACCAGAACCAGCGGTATAGGGGATGGTCAAAGTCACAACAAACTGCGAGAAAGTTGCAGGCTGAGTAACGCCCATCGGGTTGGTGAAATCTGCGCTGGTTGCGTTGGAAGCCAACAACTGGGCGCCGGTTTGGGTGATTGCCTTACGACCGGTAGAGGCGTTGATCGTAGAGATACTGCCGTAAGTAGTGTCGTTGAATGCGTTACCAAAACTTGCGGTCACAGTACCAATGGTGCCACCAGTGGCAGTGATGGCCACGTTGGTGTCAAACAAGATGTCGTTCAAAGAACAACCAACCGGCAAATAAAACACAACACCTCGATACAAAGTACCTGCGCCACCAGTACCAGCATCAGCAGTGATCGTCGCTGCGGTGGGGGGATACACAGTACTTGACACCGTATAAACGTTTGCGTTGGTATTGGGAATGGTGTTGCCATTCACAAACTGACCAGAACCGCCACCATAACCAGCAGTGCCGTTAGTGGAGTTGGTCAAAACAATGGAGGTTTCTTGAGCCAGATCGGCGTAACCAACAGTGCGAATGGGGCCAAAACGTGAGTCACCCGACAGAATCGGGCCGTCAAATGTGGAGCGTGCCATGACAATGAGTCCTTATGCAAAAGTCCCTGTACCAATCGTTGCATCGTCTGCTGGGCCAGTCCGGTACAGGTAAAAATCCCAGACAGGTTCAATATACACAAAAAGAAAAGGGGGCGCAAGCCCCCTTCTCCCAATAAATAAAAATTTATCAGAACGAGCCGGAAGAACCGAACACGCCCAAAGGATCGGACCAGCCGAAGCTGTAACGCTCACGGGCCTTGTAACGGACGTTACCGGTATCGAAATCGCCGTCCATGCTGTTTTGCAGCGGGGTGCGGACGAAGTGCTTCAGACCGTTGGGGACGTCAGTGGTCAGGAACCATGCGTTGGGGTCCGTCAAGAAGTGGTTAACGGTGTAACCCTCGGGGATTGCGCCGTTGTTCTTGAGGGCGTTGATGTCGTTGTTGTTGGTACCAACGCGCAACTCGGTTTCGAGCAGGCGGGTAGCCACGAACATCAACTGGGGCGGAACGACCAGCTTTTTGGGCTTGGCGGCGATCAGCAGACCACGTTCATCTGTCCAACCAGCGATCTGGATCACGGCGGCTTCCAAGGAAGTCTCGTTCAAATCGGCTTGGGTAGCGGGGGTGTTGCTGTTGGTGCCACCAGACACCAGCGGGTGGGCCGTGCTGAACAAAGCAACGCCATCACCACCCAGATAGGTGCTGCTGAAGCCGTTGTTCAGAACTGCTGCGGCTTTCACCTGTTTGGTGTAGGCCATGGCACGAGCCAAACCTTTGGTGTAACGAGCAGACAAGCTGTCGTACAAGTTATCTTCGATCGCTTCTTCAGTGATCGAGAAACCCAAGGCGATGGTTTCGTGGTTGTATCGAGTCGACCATGCTTCCTGAGCGTTGTCATAAGCAATCGCGGAGCCTTCAGGCTTCACGGGTGCGGCAGAGAAGCCGGACAGCTTGGTTTCCTCTTCAAAACTACGCTCCGAAGTTTCGGTTTCGTAGACTTCTTTGTGCTCTTCGCCGTAGCGGGCATACTCCAAACCGAACAAAGCGTTCAGGCCGGGGAGCAGTTCCTTGAGCAGTTGTGCGCGTGAAATTGCCATGTTTTACTCCTTAGACCCCAGTGGTGTCATTGTACTGAGGCAGGTTCCAACGGACCACGAACTCATAATACGTGGTGCTGTTGCTAGACTGCGGGCCAGTAGCGCTTGCTGAAACCACGTCAATGACGCGGATGGGGAAGGTGTTGGTC